CGGAACCACGATCACATCACCCATCATTACGCTAAACGGTGACGTAACCATTAACGGCAATCTGTCGCAGGGGATGGGTGAGGGCGGCGGTAGCGCAACGATGCTTGGTCCTGTCACGGTGACAAACGATGTAACGGCTGGCGGTAAGAGCCTGATGACGCATACCCACGGCGGGGTACAGACTGGCGGTGGTAATACAGGAGCGCCTAACTAATGCGGTACAGACGTGAAGACGGCGAAGGTGATTACACTTTTGGTAGTGGCGATGATACCTGGCTGATTAACTCGCCAGAAGCTGTCGCGCAGGCGGTAAAAACACGATTTGCATTGTGGTACGGGCAGTGGTTCCTCGATAAGACAGAGGGAACACCGTGGATTCAGTCTGTGCTCGGTAAGCAAAAGCCGGAAACCTACAATCTGGCGATCCGCAAGCGCATCCTCGAAACGCGGGGCGTGAAATCCATCCTCTCTTTCAATACCACAGTGAACACGACGACGCGCCGCGTCCAGTTCTTCGCTGAAATCGACACTATCTACGGAACAACGACAGTAACCAGCGAGGCATAAATGGCCCTCAATTTGGACACACTCGGCTTCTCGGCAACGGTAACCGCTGAGGGGATCAGTGCGCCTGATTACCAGACGATACTCGATACCCTGACGAGCTATTTCCAGCAGATTTATGGTAGTGACGCTTATCTGGAGCCGGACAGCAAAGACGGCCAGATGGTGGCGCTGGTGGCGCTTGCTATTCACGATGCCAATAACACAGCCATTTCCGTCTATAACTGCTTTTCACCTGTTACCGGGTACGGCGCAGCGCTGACCAGTAACGTAAAAATTAACGGTATCGCGCGCAAAGGTGCAACGAACTCTACCGTGGATTTACTGCTCACTGGCACCGCAGGAACAACCATTACGAACGGCACCGTGAAAGACACCAATAACGTGATCTGGCGTCTTCCGGATTCAGTAGTGATTGGTGTTGATGGCACCGTGACGGCAACTGCAATTTGTTCCAAAAGCGGAGCGGTTGCAGCTCCTGCCGGGGCGATTACCACTATCAATACACCGACCCGTGGCTGGACGTCAGTAACCAACCCGGCAGCGGCCACCGTTGGCGCACCTGCAGAAACGGACGCAGAACTGCGCATCAGGCAGGGGCAGAGTGTCGCGATACCATCCATCACACCATTTGAAGGCGTGGACGGGGCGATCGCTAATATTGCTGGTGTGACGCGCCACAAGCTCTATGAAAATGATACAGGAAAGACTGACGGTAACGGGCTTCCTCCGCATTCCATCTCGGCCATTGTTGATGGTGGTGATGTGACCGAAATAGCCAGAACCATCCGGGGAAATAAAGGGCAGGGGGTCCGGACCTGGGGAAAAACATCCGTAACCGTACCGGATAAATATGGTAATCCCCACATAATCAGTTTTTCGCGACCAACTGATGTCCCTGTTTACGGAAAAATTACCTTAAAAGTTTTTGCCGGGTACACCTCTCAGATAGGTGTGCAGATTCAGCAGGCTGTTGCGGATTACATTAACAGACTGATGATTGGTGACCAGGTACTGCTGAGCCGGATTTATTCTCCTGCTAACCTTGGGGTCGTCAGTGGTGGAAATGCGCGCTATTACGATATTCAGGAGTTGCTGATCGGCAAATCTCCGGAAGCTGTTGCTGCGGCGAATATTAATATTGCTTACGACGAATCTGCCTCCTGTAAGCCGGAAAATATCATTATTACGGTGGCAGCATGAGCAAATATACGGACTTAATTACTAACTATCATGCGACAAAACCTAAATTCGTTGAACACATCGATTTAGTGACCAGGCCGTTAGCTGAAACCTCAGCCGCAATAAATGGGCTAATAAACGCTTTTGATATTGATCATGCGACAGGAATACAACTCGATATTCTCGGCCAGTGGATAGGGTTAAGCCGGATTGTAAGCCAGCCAATAAGCGGTGTCTATTTCAGCTGGGACACTGACGGACTCGGATATGACCAGGGCGTCTGGCAGGGGCCATATGATCCGGATTCGGGTTATACCTCGCTGAGCGATGAAACCTATCGCATCGTTCTAAAAACGAAGATAGCAATTAACAACTGGGACGGAAGAAACGACTCTCTGCCTCCCATTCTTGACGCTGCACTGGACGGGTCCGGTCTGAAGATGCAGATCGTCGATAACCAGGACATGACCATAGGTATCTGGGTTTTTCCTGAAACAGATATTTCATCGGTCTCTCTCGAACTTATTGCTGCGATACGACAAGGGTATCTGACGGTAAAGGCCGCTGGTGTATGGGGCGGAAGTATTGAAATTCCTTCGGTGGAAACGCCTTCTGAAGGAAACAGGTTTTTTGGGTTTGATATGGATAACGAATATATCAGCGGGTTTGATGCCGGTTCATGGGGGACATTACTCTGATGGCTAAAAATGATTTTAAACCGTTTGCGACGGGTAAGGGTGCTAATGTTACATCGCAGCCTGACTGGGAGGCGCTGCCGGCGCTCCTGTCTGGTTTTACTGCGGGCAAGGCATCAAGTGCACAGGTAAATAAAGCGCTGCGTCAGGCGAGCTTCATCGCTGCAGCACTGGCACAGTACACAGCCAGTAAGAGCGGAAAGGATGTACTCGATGATGGTGACCTGAGCGGCTTTATCGCCAAAATGTCCGCTGCGTTCGGTAAGGATTTTCAGACTCTTGATGCCACGCTGACGGCGCTCGCTGGTCTGGCTACTGGTGCAGATAAACTTCCGTATTTCACGGGGAATGATACAGCCGGACAGACAGATCTTACTTCTGTTGGGCGCGACATCATCGGAAAAGCCAGTATTGCGGATATTCTCACATACCTCGGTTTGGGAGAAACAGCAAAGCAAGCTGCGGGCGCCATGCAAAAAGACCAGAACGGTGGCGATATTCCGGAAAAGCCGCTGTTTGTACAAAATATCGGAGCGCTTCCTGCCAACGGTACGGCTGTTGCAGCGAACAGACTGGCATCACGCGGCGCGCTTCCGGCACTGACTGGTACGACAAGGGGCAGCGATAGCGGCCTGATAATGGGCGAGGTTTACAATAACGGTTATCCAACGCAATACGGGAATATTTTGCGTCTGACCGGAACCGGTGATGGAGAGATATTAATCGGATGGAGTGGGGTTAATGGTGCTCCTGCGCCCGCATATATTCGCAGCCATCGAGATACCGCCGACGCTGAGTGGTCAGAATGGGCGATGTTCTACACCTCACTAAATCCGCCACCGGATTCGTATCCAGTAGGGGCGGCGATTGCATGGCCGTCTGATACTACCCCAGCCGGTTACGCCCTGATGCAGGGGCAAGCATTTGATAAGAACGTTTATCCCTTACTGGCAATAGCATATCCATCCGGCACTATTCCGGACATGCGCGGCTGGACAATCAAAGGCAAGCCCGCAAGTGGTCGTGCAGTGCTCTCACAGGAGATGGACGGCAACAAATCGCACAGTCACGGCGCGCGGGCGCTGGATACCGATCTGGGAACGAAAGGCACGTCGTCATTTGATTACGGCAATAAAACATCTGACACAACAGGCGGTCATAACCATTCAGCGGGGGGAATATATGGTGGTGACTCAATCGGTGGAAAATCTCGCGTTCAGCACGACGGCAATAACCAGTTGACGAGCTGGAATGGCGATCACACTCATATCACATGGATTGGCCCGCACGACCATACCGTTTATATCGGCCCACACGGACACGCTGTCACGGTGGACGCAGACGGTAATGCGGAAACCACAGTTAAAAACATTGCATTTAACTACATAGTGAGGCTGGCATGATTAAATTAATTCTTTCAGCACCCGTGCCGGCAATGGCCGAAGCTTTTGAACATTCTTTTCAGAATACCGAAAATGTGGAAATTATCCCAGGACCGTTTGAAACCATACCGGAATTTGACTGCATGGTCAGTGCGGCGAACTCTTTCGGTTTGATGGATGGCGGCGTGGATGCTGCGATAACAGCATATTTTGGGCCGCAATTACAGGAGCGGGTACAGCAAAA